TGCTCGCGACCAGCGATACCGGTTGCAGTTTCACCTGCAGCGTTACCAGAAGCGTTGAGCTTGTTACCGAGGGATGGACCCTGGGCACCCATTGAACCGTTGGACCATGGGTCCAGTGGTCCAGCCTGACCGGACCAGCGCTCGAAGTACGAGCCACCGCCGTGGGCGAGGAGCATGTTGCGTAGGACTGGGTCCTGTAGGAACTGATAGAAGAAGAGTGGGTTGAGTAGCAGTACGTCTGGCTGGAAGCCTTCCTCAGCCATGTGTGCCATAGCCTTAAAGAGGTCGTCAGTAGTCAGAGAACCGTTTGCCTGCATGTCCAGTCCGCGTCCAGTGGTTACACCGAACATGGAAGTGGTGGGGCTGCTGTTGTTGTACAGCTCGGTACCCAAGGAACGCAGGAAGCTAACAGCCTTCTGCTCCTTGTGGCGCACGAGCGCAGCGCCCATTAGGCGAAGGTTCATTGCCATGATGTCCCAAGTGCTGTAGCGCAGCGCTTCGTCAGTGAAGCTGGCTGCGAGACCGGACTTGCCGATCCATGCAGTCTGCAGCGCACCGCCGAGCTGGAACATTACCTCAGGGTAAGTACCGTGCTCAGGGATGTCCTGTGCGTATACCGCACCGACTGCTCCTGCGAGCACCTGAGTGCTGAGACCCTTGGCCTGGACTCTGTTAAAGAGTCCAGTGATGACCATGAGTGGCTCAACTGGCTCACGAATTAGTACTTCCATAGAGGACTGTAGGAGTGGACGAATATCTGGCGCTGCAACAACGTCAGTGTGTCGGGGTGACAGGTACTTGTACATGTCTTCCCACTCCATCTCAACGCCTTCATCTTCGTTTCGGCCCTGATTGCGGAAGAGGTCGGCTACATAACGAGTAGCTGCCTTCGGTGTCGAAGGTAGGTCTACTGCGTTGCCGTCTCGTAGTGTGAACTTCATTTTGTTCTCCTTCTCAGCGTACGACGAGGTTGATGATGGCGATCTGATCTGCAACTTCTTCTGAAGTCGCGAGAGTGATTAGGTCGCTGTAACCACTGGTTGCACTACCAGGCATCTTAGATACCGCAGTCATTCCAGTGAGGTTAAAGGCAGTCTTTACCTTGTCTAGCAGGTCCTTAGGCTCGGCATCGATCTTGTGAAGACGTGCGATCCATTCGGTGTTGCTAGTACCAAGAGCATCCTGTGACGATGCCATAACAACAAAGTTGCTAGATGCGTCGAAGCTTAGGAAGTCACCTGGCTTGCCTTCACCGTCGAAGAAGACGTAACGATCAGAGCTGGCACCAGTGGTGGCAGAAACCTCGTAGTAGTAGTAACTAAAGGTTGGGTCGTTGTTGTCTGCGACGAGAGTGTCGTAGGTGTCACTGTGAGTGAACAGAATTCCTACGTCGGCGTCTAGGTACCAGTCACCCTCAGAGCTGATGCCGGCGAGAGAGGACTTCTCAGTTGTGAGAACTCCGCTGACGTCGCAGCTGATTGGGGTACGGGAAGTGTTCTTGGCAACTGGGCGCTCTGCAAGAGCCCAGGCAGTCACGGACATGCCGTCGACAACAGCCGCGTAGCGGGAGAGGTCGTCAAGCGCAGTCTCGTTCCAGATCTCACCAGCTACAGGAAAGTCGCCATCTGCAGAAGCTGCAGCGGTTTCAGTCACGGCGCTGACGTCGAAGGAGTCAGAGCTAGTGTCCTGGGTGGTGCGATGCGGAACCTTCATTTGCAGTTCGGTGAGGAACTGGATGAGGTGCTGCTTGCTGTAGTTGTTGAACTTCTGGTCGCCATCTTCGGGGCGGCCGGACCAAACATAGATGTCGTAAGCGGAAACGCCAACAGGCTTGCTGATGAAGGATTCGATTACTTCTTGAATGTCTGTGTCAGTAGCAGGTGGAACCGAGCCAGAAGTAGTGTCTACAACTGCGTCGATGAAACCGCGCTCAACAATAGCTTCAGCTACTTCGAGGCCAGTGTAAGTGGCGCCCGCAGAGCTGGCGACTGCAACGCCAGTCACGAGGTCAATGACCTGCTGGTCGTAGTCGTCGGAGGTGTAGGTCAGAACAGCGGCAGTTGAGGCAGCAGTGTCGACAAGAGCGGCGCGCAGACCGGCAGGTACGAGGTACCCTTCGGAATCGAAAGACACAATCTTGCCACTGGAGATTACGAAGTAATCTGTTCCAGCGCCAATATTGGACTTGCTGAAGACGATTGGGAGCCAGGGAGCTGGCTTCCACTCGCCTGACGGCGCGCTAACATCACGCTGAACGGTAACGCTCGGTGTGATGCTGTCGAATACGTCCTCACGTACGCGGTGCTGAGCAGAAAATCTAGTGACAGCCATTATTCATTCTCCTGAATGTAAGGTGTAATGTCAAAACTTCTGGAAAGGTGGCCAACTGCAATCTTCCTACGCAAGTAGTGGTTTGCGGAGGCTTCACCCTTCGAATCTCTCAGTTCCTTGTAAGTAGAAACAATCTTTCGTTCGTAGTCACCAAGCTCTTTAGCGATCGGGGCTAGTGCGTTAGCGCTAGACTCCGAAGGACTGTCGACTGCCTGAATGTCTTCGACGTTTGGAATAGTAACATTGTCTTCGCTGGCGTCCGAACTGTCAAGTTCGCCCAGCTTGATCTTCAGAGAATCTAGCTCATTCTTTAGCTTGGTTGCAAGCTCAAGAGATGCTGCGTAGTCCTTCTGAAGCGACTCCACTGTATCAGCGGAATCACAGGTGCAAGCTGGGGGACAGACGTCTGCCTCAAACTTGTCGAGAGCAGCCACGAAGGCAGCCCTCTCTTCGTCAGAGCACTTCATCTGGTCAGCAACTTTGCGTGCCGCAGCAACATGTGCTGCGTCGACTACTGGGAAGGTACGTTCGGGGCCTACGAAAGCTGAGTCCTCAAGGGCCTCAAGCTTATCAGCCTCAAGCTTATCTTCTCCTAGAGTCGCGTCTAGTGCGATGGAGAGAAGGAACCAGTCGAGACCTGAAAGGTCGACTGCGTCAGTCTCTTCGGCATCAACAAGAGTTTCATCCACAACCGGTGTGTCGGTTACGACTTCCTCTTCTTGCGCGCCATCTGTTTCGGTCTCCTGAGGGGGAGCTGTTAGAAGGTTCTTCAGAGCTTCCACAACGGCCTCATCCTCAAGCATCTCTACGAGAGCTGCCGGGGTCATGACTTCCATGTCTCCTGAATCCTCCGCATCCTTGCTTGGTGTGCGCTTGGAAATGTAATCTGTAGAGCCTTCGCCCTTTCTGTTAAATGAATCCAGCGGACCGTTGATTAGCGAGTCTCGGAATCCCTTGCCCTCGCTAAGCTCATGGATGTCGCCGTGGAATGCAAAAACTGCATCTGGAACTTCTAGCGCATCTTCTTCGCTGTAGCGAAGACGCCAGTCGTACTCTGCGTGAAGAGCATCATGGACGCGCACTAGCCAGCTAATCTCGTAGTGAGACTTGCCTGCAAGAGCATCAACCTGCTCGACAGTCAGAGTGCCATCCCAGAGCCCGCGAATGATATCGCGGGCGTCCATGGCCTTTAGAGCGTCAACGACCTGCTTTACGTCAGCAGTGTCTGCCATGATGTCTCCTGTGTCCACAATGGCGTCAATGAATTGGATGTCTGCACTGTCGACAGTAAAGGCATCGGAAGAAACTTCCGACACGTCAGCAGTGTCGCCAAATTCCATTGACCTGATAAGTGAAATTGAATTGCCTGGCATTGTCGCCACACTACCCTCGTCGCCATAAAAGGCTCCGGTAATGTAGACGCCAGGAAGACCGTCATCTGAAATAGATCCAGGAGTATGCTCGCACACATCTCCTTGAGCCCAGTCAGAGCCACACTGGCCGCAGCAATAGCGGTTGGTGTGTGACCCTGCAGAGAAAGTCATGTAGCGACCGTCGAGGAACTTCTCAATAGCCTCGGGGTCAGAGATGCGAGCCCTTGCTACCAGCTTGCCAATTCCTGGCCAAGCGTCATTTGTGAGCAAGTTGTGCTTCGTCATCGCCTTGTAGATCTTGCGCGGGTCATCGCTTTCTGCGGTGCGCTTGAAATCCATGAAGTCTGACATGGAGTCGAAGAACTTCATTGCCTCGGCGTCGTTAGATACCCACTTGACGTCAATGAAGCGACCGATAGGGTCGCTGTTGCGATCGTGCTGGAGAAGGATGGGCTTGGGGTACGGAGTCGTCCAGGACTCAACGTGGTCCCGTTGGCCACGGGGAGTATACAGTCGGTTGTTCGTGCGACGGAGAGAGCTGGATAGATCAAACGTAATGATCAGCCCCCGTCTTTTGCCCTGCTCGTCGACGGAGTCAGTAGAGCTAAGCAACTTCTGCTTCTCATCCGCATTCATATCTACTACAGCTGAATCCAGTCTGACTTTGTAGACATCTCGAAGTGTAAGACTCATGAAGTTGATCCTCTTAGGCGCCAAGTCATTGTTTCTGCTAGGGCCTCGAAACTGATACTAGTGTTACCTAGTTGGTCCCAGCGCGTCAAGACTTCGTCTCGCCATGATGCAATACTATCAGGGTCAACTTCGAAGTCGCAAGTAACAGTATGCACTACACCAGCATGATCTTCAACTCTTAGGTCTCTGTTAGTCTTCGCGCTAGACCTACTGCCGTGCTGGTTTGCTGGCTTCGCCTTGTTGGCGCTTGTCTTGTTGGCGGCTTCGGCCTTGCCGGCTGAAGCCTGCTTTGTCTTCGCTGCTTCCTTTGATTGCTTCTCTGCAAAATCCTCTTCGTGCTTAATGTCAGCTTTGCTGAGGATGGAGCTGGGGTGGCCAGCCAGTGCCTGTCCGGCAGCAGAGCCGGGCATCAAGGCCTTTACTAGCACCAAGGGCTCCTGAAAGCGCCTGTAGTAAGACTCTTCGAGATCTTCTTCTGTGTAAGGCCTGTCGCCAAGTGCAGCCCGAACTTCCTGCATGGTTCGAAGGTTGCCGTGGAACAGCTGAATCTGCTGGTTCTCGTCAGCGCGGCGCTCATCCTTGTCGATGATACCGAACTTGACACTGACCATCTGGTCGGGGTCCAACGGGTTGTAGCCACCTTCAAGTAGCAGCTCGCTGATAATGAAGAACTCAAGGAACTCCTTCATCACACAAGTCATTGCCTCGATATCCATGAGCATCGCTTTGGACATCGTGGACGCAGTGCTTCTGTTGGCGCTTCCGCCCTCACCCATGTCGACAGCACTGGCGCCCATTGCGGCCAGTGCCCTGTTCTTGAAGTGGTTGACGTAGAAGTCGATACGGAGTGCTCGGCCCTCAGAGCCGATAGCCTTGATTTCATGCCGGTGGTCAGACACGTAGATGCCACCTGCGGGCATGTACTCGATAGCCTTCTTGACTACGTCAGTTTCCTTGGAGCCGTCTGGCCCATAGCGCTCTGGGAGCGAGTCATTGCCTACAGTGTAGTGGAACACTGGAAACAAATTTGCTTCAATGAGGTCTTCGATGTTCTCTTCAATTCGGCGCAACAGCGCGATATCATCGAGCGCAGGGAACATCTCTGGCGTACCAACAGTGAAGCCTGGCTTCTTGTTGGTGTAGAAGTGAACCACGTCCCTGGGGAAGAATTCCTTCTTCTCTCCGTTGGGCATCTTTTGCAAAACCTTTTTGAACTCACCATTGGCCTTGGTCTTGAACTCCAATGTCTCGAACGGCAAGATGAAGTAGCC